TGCGCACCTGGCTGAACAGCAGGCTCTATCCTTGGCGGTTGCGCACCAGGCTGAACAGGAGGCTCTACCCTTGGCGGTTGAGCACCTGGCTGAACGCTGGGTGTCGCCACTGGCGGCACATAACCTGGGTACTTGGGCTGCGTGGGCGCTGTCGGCGTAAAGGGCGTCTCTTCACGCACCTGCGGCACCGTCGACACCTCGGTGCTGCGACCCGTGCCAGTCACCGTATCATCGAATACTGGAGATGGAACGAACGCCCCTGGCTGCACGCTAGGCGTCGGTTCCACCCTCGCGGGTTGAGCGCTTGGCTGTACGCTGGGCGTCGGTGTTGGCGGCACATAGCCTGGATACCGGGGTTGCGTAGGCGTCGTCGGCGTAAAGGGCACCTCTTCCCTGGCTGTTGGCACCGTCGACACTTCCGTACTACGACCCGTGCCCGTGCGCGTATCTGTAAACGCTGGCGGCGGGGGTGGCGGGGGCGGGGGCGGGGGTGGCGGTGGGGGCGCAGCTACAGGCGGCACATACCCTGGATACTGGGGTGCCGGTGCCGGCGCTGCCGCCGGTGGCACGTACCCTGGATACTGCGGTGCCGGCGCTGGCGCCGGCGCTGGTGCCGCCACTGGCGGTACAAACCCTGGATATTGCGGTGCTGGGGCTGGTGCCACTCCATTGGCTACTGCTGCCACCAGAGGATCTTCTCTGCGCACGGCCCTGCCACTGCCATTCCTGCGACGATTACGTTGAGTAAGAGGTGCCATTATTCAATTCCAGTCTTGCGATGCCTGGTCCTGCCAATCGGCTTGTACATGAGGTTGGTGCGCCGGATAGTAAACGTCTCATCATCGATGAAGTTGCTGAACCGCAGCGTGGTGCGCGGGTCGTAGCCGAAGAGGTCGCTGTCGTCGGTCAGTGCCGAGACATCCGACTCCAGCGCCGAGCTGTCGAGGACGAAGGTCGAGTCGAGCAAGGCGCCCGACTGCCCCATGGTGATCGTCTCGGTGTTGCTGACGATGCCGGCGCCCGTCTGCTGCACGCTGACATCGAAGTCGCCGATGTTGTCGAAGAGGGTCCGCGCATAGAGCCAGCGGCACTCGACGCTGTCGCCCAGCGGGGCGATGGCGGCCGTCTCAAAAAAGGCTTTGATGGCGCTGCCGTCGTCGTTGTTATTCGTCTCATGGGCCATGATGAAGCCGGCGAAGTCGCCGGCGTGCGGCAGGTCATCGACCAGCGCCGCACTGTCGCGGGTGAAGTTGTTATACGGTCCAAACCAGGCATCGAGGCGCCCCGAGTAGATGGCGACGCTGTTCATCGTGGTCTGGGTCGATCCATACGGCAGGAAGAACCAGACCTCCTCCTTCGCCGGATAGTAGAGCGCGAAGCTGTAGGCCAGCCGCGCCGTGTTGAGGCTGCTCCAGTAGCGGTCATCCAGCGCAAAAGAGATCTTGTCGACCTGGGCGCCGCCCGTCCACTGGTAGATGCCATCGCTGCGGACGAAGACCTGCCGCTCTCCCGGTATCGTGACGATGCTGCGGCCGGCGATGGTGCCGCGCTGCGTACGCTGCTGCTGCTGGAACGGGATCGTCGCGTTGCCCGTCGCCGTCAGCGTATGGATACCCTCGTCGGTATGAACGGCCAGCGTGTTCTGAAAAGGCTGCAGGCCGGTGATGTCATAGCCGAACTGGTGATAGTTGGTAGCCCCCCAGGTGGTGATGTCGCCGGCGTCGGCACGCCAGAGGCGGTCGCTGTTGCTGTTCTCGTTGCCCAGCCAGAGTCGGTTTTCCCAGAAGGCGATCCATGTCGGCTTGGTGAAGCGGCCGTCGTCATCGAGGGTGCCGGCATTGGCGGTGCCGCCGGCCCAGGTGATGGCGTCGGTGTCGACGCCGTTGCAGGCGACGAGCGTAGCCCCGGCCATGACCCAGTTCCAGGTGTTGTCGTTGCCGGCGGTGATGGTCACCGACCCGCTGCGGTCGGTGGCGGTGCCGCCCGTGACATCGAAGAACTTGTCGCCGGCGATGGCGAAGGTCTTGTCGGCAGCGGCGATATACACCTGCCCGAAGGCGGTGACCGTAGCGCCGGAGTTCATGGCGCTGGCGTTGTACTTGGCAAACCCCTTGCGCTTCCTGACCTCGCCGGCCAGGCCGACGGTGCAGTTCTCCATGTCGTACAACCCCTCCGGCCCGATCTCCTCGGCCGGCAGGCTGTAGTTGACGCCGGCTCTCCACGGTCCCAGCTTGAGGCTCTCCGCACTGATAGGCATTACGTGAGGGTGCCTTCCTCTGGAGAAAAGCCGAAGTGGCCCACCTCGTCAGAGCGGCGCATACGATAGATGCGGTTGCCCTGCGCATTGGCATTCTGGCGGCTGGCGACGGCGAGGACACGCTCCATCTCCTGGCGGTCGGCCACCGCGCCCTGGTCGTCGCCCTTCTCCTCCTTGTAGAGGCTGGCGACGCCATAGACGAGCGCCGGCTGCACGATGGGGCTGTAGTAGCCGTCGAGGCTGTCGCTGTCGTTGCTCTCCACGAAGTCGGGCACCAGCGAGTAATAGCGGTAGGCGATAGTATCCACTGAGTCGGGCTTGGGATAGAGCGCGATCTGCGTATAGCCGGAGCTGTCGACCCCATCGAGGATAGCCCAGGTGGGGTCGCCGCTGATAGAGTGGTCGGGGTCGGCCGCATCCAGATCCTGCGACGACATCATAATGATGACGTGGTTCTGGGTCGTATTGCGGAAGCTCAAGGGCGTGATAGCATCCGAGGCCAGGCTGTAGGCCTGGGTGCCGTCCACCGTGTCGAACGTCGACGCCTTGAACATCCAGTTCCACTTCTCGCGCGACTGGATGTCCTTGCCCACCATGTTGAGGTAGGTCCGCGCCCCACTCTTGAAGGTCGATGATCCGACGTTGAGCCCCACGCGGCGCAGCGCCGTCTGCATCACTTCCAGGTTCGTCATATCAGATTCGCCCAAGCGCCATTCTCATAGCCCTGGAATTTGTTGGTAGATGAGTTGTAGACGATCATGCCATTGACGGCCGTCAGCGCATCCCGCTGCGTCGTCGTCAGACGCGGCAGCGTAAACGACGCGGCATACGCACCCGTCTCAGCCTGGATATCGCCCAGCAGCGCCGTATCGCCGAAAAAGGCGGCGGCATTGACCTGCCCCCCCGTTTCCGACATCGCTACATATGGGCGTCGAGCGCCATATGATCGAGGTCGTACTCAGAGAGGTTGTCGCCGTTGTTATCCTTCCAGCGTTTCTCCCAGACGGCTACCGCCTCCGGCCCGTGGTCGGAGATGCGCGCCGGCGGCGACGGCACATAGCCCTCGATGTGAGTGACCTCGCCTATCGCCTTGACGGTGTTGCGCACCTGGCTGTTGGTCGTCGGCGACTTGCGCTCCCGCGCATGGGTGCTTTCGAGGTCTAGCCCCTTGCGTATCGCCGCCTTGGTCGCGTCGCTGGCCTTCAAGATCAATTGCGCAATCTGATCGGAGGTGACCTCCGGCGCGGTGGCCGGTGCAGCCAGCGGCGGGGCCGCCGTAGAGACGACTTCCGCGATCTGATCGGGCAGACTCAGCTCCTGCTGTTTCTTAGCCATAAAAGTTGCCTTGCAAGCGTTTAAACGCTCTCTTTGTGGTTAAGGGGGCGGCGCCATGACGGCCGCCGCCCCGATAGATGTGCTGTTAGCCGCCTATGTTAAGCATAAAATGAACGCACTTACTTGTAGCGGCAGCGGCCATTGCCTGGCCGATTACTGGAGTATCATAGCCAGCATCTTGGGTCTGCACCGTACCAGCAGTGCTGTCCGATAATTGCAAGTTATCGCCAAGGACGACGGCTGCGGCAGCGTCATTCAGGGCAAAAGCAATACCCGCGGTCTGCAACCAGAAGTAGTACCCACTGGTAATAGACATTGGCGCAATACCCACCACGCGGTCATAGTCCGTATCGCCCGTACCAAGAGTAGCCGTGATAACGCTGCTGTATGGGTTGGGTGTAATCATGTAATCATCGCTACTGGCTACGGCCGTAACGATACCATCGTACAGTGAAAACGTCACCGAATTACTAGAGGCTGCCGTATTTCCTTTAACACGGTACTGCTCCAGGTTGGTGATGTTTCCGAAATACGCACCGGCATAGAGGTCTGCCGTGGCGCTGCCCAGCGTGGAATCCGAAACCGTAATCGATTTCGCTCCAGCACTGGCCGCTGTAAACGTGCCGTCAGTGTCAGCAGCAATAAGCTGAACACTGTCGGTAGATACGACCTTGGCAGCGGTGATAGCGGCTACCGCCTTGCTGTACCGAAACGCACGCCCATCCTCAAACTGGCGACTGGCGCCAAGAGGATATTCCTGCGATGAGGACTCTGCATAGATTCCCTGCGGAGAACCGCCGGTAGCACCGGAGATCAACCCTAAAGAATCAGTCGATGCGTTGTTATAGCCTGTTCCCAGACTTTGGCTTCCACTAGCCATTGTTCATTCTCCTTCGCCCGTTGCTAGGCTTAAAGGCGCATTGGCTTGCGCCTCGGATGTTTAGTCGTTGACGTTGTATACAACGCCTAGACGACGACGGTTGTTGGTGGTGATTTGCAGGCCGATCAGAATAAATCCGACTTTCGCCATCTGGTTGGCCGGCTCTTTAAATGGAGACTTCGCGAAGTTCATGCCCGACTGCATATGCATCTTGAGGTACTTGGTATTTAAGAAGTAGATGCGGTCAGACGCGCAATCGCGGTCGTACTGTACCGGGACGCCTCTGAAAGACGGCAGCCGGCCGTCGACACCAGGCTTATCTTTGGCGGTCAGGCGCTGATAGCCCGTCCCTTCAAAGATCTCCTCGTAGTCGGCGTAGATGGCGTTGGACGTGAAGATGTTGGTCGGCTGCTCATTGCCTTCCGACACCTCATTCCAAAGCGTCGACATCCGAATCATGCCCTCGTAAAAGTTGGTATTGACAATCGTCTTAAACGACGTGTCGGCCGTGGCATTCTCGGCTTTGTTCTTCCACCAGCTGTTGCTGCTGATGGTGATGCCGCCCAGGGTCGTCGGCGTGGTGGCCGGCGCATCGGCGATGATGTCCTGGAAGCCCAGCGGTGCTTTGCCGGTCTGCGCGGAGTAGAGCGATGCATTGATCTGATCTCTCAGCGTGAGCATCGACTGCTCGGTCTTGACGGCGAGGAGTTTCATCGCGGCATCGGACTTGCGATTCTCCATCTCCTCGGTGTAGTTGATGGTGATCGGCACGGCCGCATAGCGGAACGGATAAAACGCCGCCGTGACGCCATCGACCGCATCGGTGTTGAGGACATCGTAGCCGCTGAAGTACTGAGCTGAGTTGCCTGAGTACAGTAAGTCGGCCTGAATTTCCTTTCCACCGTTGTCGGTGACCAGGGCTTTTCCGCTGCGGAACATATCGAGCGTGGGGTAGGCGTCGAAGAAGTTATCGGTCAACTCCTTGCGCTTCGCCCTCATTGTCAACGTCCAAGCGGCATCCCAGGTTTCAGTGGTGCTGGTAGCTGCCATAATAGTTTATTCCTCTTATTCAAATCCTAGATTGGTTAAACCCGACAGTACTTCATTGTCGGATAACGAGCCGCTCTCTTCGCTGGCGTCGACACCCTGCGTCTGACGCACCGCGCGCTTGCTGCTGCGCTTCGCCTGCGAGTCCTGATCGCGGAGATCCGCCGCGTTTTGCGCCGTCACCCCCGCGTGCAGTTCGTAGGCTTCTCTGACGCTGTACGGCTGACCGGTATTGGGGTTAGCAATCCTGGTCGTCGCCACGATCTGGTCGGTGTAGCGGTCCAGATCGGGTCCGTACTGATCCCGCGCCTCCTGCACCTGCTGACCGATATACGCGGTCTGCTGGTTCTGGACGTACGAGTTGGCGTGTACCAGCTGCGTCTGCAGCGCCTGCACCTGCTGCGTCAGCCCATTGATATGGCTGCCGACTTGATCGTGGACGATCTGCTGCACGGCATCGATGCCGCGCACCTCATCCTCCGATGCGTTCTGCCGCATCTGATCAATCGGACCCAGCGGCGCCGGTGGGGCCGCCATCTGTTGTATGCGCGACGTCCACTCCTGGCGTTCCTGCGCCAACTGGTTGCGCTGGTCGGCCAGGTCCTGCTGCGTCCGCGTGAACTGCGCCTGCAAGTTCTTCGCCAGCGGTATGAGCGGTTGGTACTGCTCCGGCACCGACTGTAGATCGGCACGTAGCCAATCGGTCTGCCCCGGATCGAAATCCGATGTGCCGCTGTCAGAGTGTCCAGCATCTTCCGACGGGGCCGACGACGAGGTGGTCTCCGTCAACAGCTCCAGGCTGTCTTCAGAGGCGCTCGACTCGGGTGCCGCATCGTCACTGCTAGAGTCCAGATCCAGAATCTCGGACATTGCTTACTACTCCATGGTTGCCTGCTCGGCCGCAGCGAGTGCCTCGTCGGGCGTGTGGCCCCAATAGACGGGGTCGCTGGAGCGTGGTGCAGGATGGGTCACATCACGGGTGATGTGAGAACGTGAGCCGCCGACCGGGTCGGACGACTCAACGACGTTGTATTGCTTGAGTAACTTTTGCTTGTGCGAGTACGACTCAACGACGCACCCGAAGCCGGCATGATACTGGCCGTACATACCCGAGTGGTCGTGGTGGATGCTGTTGCTTTTCACAAAGACCATCGGCGCATCCTCGCCGCAGTCGTCGCAGATAATCGTCTTGGTGATGTCGTCGCCTTTGAGGAAGCAGACGTCTTCATGGAAGCGGCCGCAGTCCTGACATTCGTAGTCGTGTAAGATCATTAAGCTATCCTTGTCCCGGTGCGCGTTGGACCTCTTGGCTCATCGCCTGGGCCTGGCTCCGCACCAGGCTGATGATGCCCCCCTCCGACTCGCTGCGCTCTGAGCCGCCCCCGCCGGGGGCCTGGGGCTGCACCCCCTGCGCCATCTGCTGCAAGTACTGCTGGTGCTGGGCCATGTGCTGCTGCGCGATCTGCATGACCTGCTGCTGTTGCATCGGCAGCATCTGCTGGAACTGCGGCAGCTGCTGGAGCTGCTGATGTACCTGGAGGTGTACCTGGTGGTCCTCCTCCGGTGTGACGCCGGGGTCGCCGCCGACGATGAGGTAGGCGACGTTTTCCAGGTTGGCGGCCTTGACGGCGTCGGCGTTCTCATCCTGCGCGAGGTACTTGTCGGGGTCTTGCACCCTGAAGGCCTTGAACAGGCCCTTGAGCGCCTCCAGGCGGTTCACCTCGGGCAGGTTGGAGATATAGCCGAACAACTGCAAGGCATCCTCGCGCTCGAGCTGCTCGGTCAGCGGCTGCATACTGCCGGCGACGATGTCGACCTTGAAGCGGACGCGCAGCAGGTCTCTCGAAACCGCCTCGAAGACGGGGTCCTGGGCATCCTGGGCGACGTTGACGAGGAAGTTCTCCGGCGTATACCGCGCATCGGCCATCATCCGCAGGGTGTTGCGGACAATCGCCTTGTAGGTGTCGGCTACGCGCAGCTGCATCCACTCGCGGTTGACCTGCGAAAAGGAGGCCTGGAGGCTGGCCTGCGTCGCCGTCACCTTGGGGCCGCCGCCCATCGCCAGCTGGCTGACGTTGAGCGACTGCTCCTCCAGGTTATGGGCCGTATGCTCCAGCCCCAGCTGGTCGGGGGGCGGCGCACCGAAGTTAAGCTCCTTCATGGAGGTGTTGGGGTCTTCGACCCAGATGATCTGGCCGTCGCGCCCCTCCTCCAGGGTGTCGCCCAGATCCTGGTTCGCTTCCCGCTCACGACGCGACGCTAACACGATGCGCTGGAACCGCTTAAGGAGATCGGCGCGGCGTGAGACGCTCTCGATGATCAGCTTCTGGGTGTCGGCGATGTAATTCATCGGCGGCTGCCCATAGAAGCTCCGCTCGGTCTGGTCGAACTTGAGCGCGTGGTACGGGAAACCCCCGTCGACGAGGTAGCCGGCGCCCTTCTCGAATTCGCCCGTCATCATCGGCTCACCGGTGAAGGGGTCCGGCTCCGTCACCGGCTCCATCGCCAGCATCGGATGGTCGACCTCCTCTATAGGCTCCTTGACCCCGTCGGCGAAGGTGATGCGCTTTTTGTGCATCCGGTCGTGGATCTCATAGAGGACGACCATATCGCCGCGCTCTTTGCTCTGGGTGACGGCATCCTGCTCATCGGAGTGCGCCGCATCCTCGAAGTCGGTGATGAAGCCGTCGCCGCTCGTCTCCTCCGACATCGCCTGTATCTGGCGGCGGTTGACAAACCGCTTGTCCTCTTTGACGAACTCCAGCGGCACCAGCATCTTCTCGATGATAAAACGGGCATGACTGAGCTTGTGCGGGGGCGTCAGCGGGTCGAGGAAGATATTAAAGGGCGAGACGCGCGTGACATAAGGAAAGTCGTTCTCCATCGAGTCATTGACGACATAGGGGGCGACGATGTCGTCATCACCGGGGGG